TATCATTGCGCTCGATTCTTTTGATGAACAGTTGTAGGTGTTCAGGCATTCGTGGGTCGAAACTCACAAAGTCACACCAACTTCTATCTGCACATCGCATCTGCCATTGCATTTGGTCATAATATTTCTTTGCTGGCTCATCTCCCAAAATGGTATCAATATGGGTTGCCGTATTGGGACACTTGATCTCTAGGCATCCATCATCACCCACCAAGCCATCAGGAGAGGCGGCAGACATAGGAACAGTTGGATGATCAATAGCACCTACTTGATCGACCATATTGCCTGTTTTAGCCTCGTATGCGGCTCGGGCAAAGGGTTCATTCTCAATACCCCATTCCATAGCCGCATTGGTGTATGACTCTGCTACTTGTTGTGTCATACGCTCGACTACCAGTTGAGCCATGTAATTAGCCCTGCTTGTGCTGTAGCCTGTCTTTGTCTTGGCAACAATGTCAGAGATGCGTGAAGCAGTAGCTTTGCCGCAACGCTGTTTAAACCATTCGGGCGAGCCTTGTTCTACATCGCTCATTTCAATGCTCCTTTACGCTTTTCTTTTGCATCAATCACTTTCTTTTGCCAACCTTTATCACCAGCGCAAGCAGAGTAAGCAGTGCTGTATACATCTTTTAATTCCTCTAAAGTTGAAGCCGCTTCAATAGCCGCCAAGTGGTCAATCATCATGCCTACATCAATCGTTTCTATGTTGCCTGAACCAGTTGTTGAATCAAGAGCATCATGCTCTAAAAGTTCAAGCGCAAGGGTGTAAAGGTAGCGGCGGTTATAGGTTTGGCAAGCGCCAATGTTTTGCACTTCATGGCAACCTTTGAGAGCCGCAGACCCAAATGGGCAAGTAAAGACAATCTCTCCACCGCCAACTGTATCGACTATGCAAAGTTCTGCTTGTTCTTTGGTAAAAGACACAATGCTAATCAGCCCTAGTTCGTCAAAGATTTCTAATGCTGGATGCAGGAAGTCACCAAGTTCAAAGTAGTTATACCCTGCAAATTTATTGTGTCCTGATTTCTTTAATGTGCGTGACCGCATCATTCTTCGGGCATCAGCCAGTTTCCTGTAAACGCCCATGTTGGCTTTGCTTTGTTCACTCATGTTCACTCCTGTTTAAATTTTTGAAAAGTTTTTGAAATGTCTGTGTTCATTGAGTTCGTGTAAACAAACTCGGATTTCCAGTCAACCAGTCTTTTTAGTGGGTACACCTTTCTGTAAGTTAAAGATTTGTTGGGCAATAGAGAATTGGGTATCAAAGTCAAAGTGGCGTAACTTGAACCAATTTCCTGATTGGTCGCAACAGTCAATTTCATCGCCTTTAGGCTTTGTGCAAAACGGGCAAAAAAGTTCATCTTGGTTCTCCTCAAGGATGGCGGCAATAGTGTGTTTAAGTCTCATCTTTGTCTCCCTTGTATTCGTCTTTCAACCAAAGGGTTCGCAAGGTGCGAAGTTCATCATCATCGTCAATCAGAGAAGTCTTGATGATGTTGTAGAGAGCAAACTCAGCCCTGCGAGTCATCTTGTTGTCAATGCGTTCTTTGATGAACTGGAAGGCATACTCCCAGTCGCCTGATTTGATGGCAAGAGGGATAGCTACAGAGCCTTGGATGGCATCCATAATGTCATCATCATTGAGTTGTTGGTAGGATTCCCACATGGCTTTATTAAAGGCTGTCATCGATAGAATCCTCAATCTGTTTTTCAATTGATTTGCACTCCTTGGCAGAGAGTTCATCTGTGATGTCAATGCGGTTGTTGCCTATTTGTAAATAAGCCACCCAATTGAATTTGTTGTAGAGTCCCTCATCGGGAGAGTAGTCGGGGTCATCTTCCCATTCGACCCAAGCCTTGATATCTATTTCAAGGTCACAAAAATCTATATCCAGTTCCATATTCACGCCTTTCAATGTGTTGGTAGAGAAGTCGTAGTGTTACACAGAATATAATGTTTAACACTAGGACAAACCCTAATTGTGGTATTTGTTTAACACTACACAATCCACCCCCTATGCCAAGACCTAAATCAGACTTAACTGGACAGACAATTTACGTTGCTGTTCGCACAACGCTCCCGTTAAAGCAGGAGTTTCAACGACTTGGTGGGGCTATATGGCTACGCCGATTCTTATCCAATTCTCTTGAAAAACACCAACAAGAGACAAAAAATTCTGTAAAATAACTAGAGACACGGCTAGGGTAGCTCCCGAAAAGACGATTCTTTCACCGTCCTGCCTCTAGTGTTCAAGTGAAAGTGACCAATGAAAGTAGGCACAAATGGCGACTCTTACGCTAAAAAAACCCAAGCCAACGCTTGCGGCTGAAAAACCCATAAACAATTTAATCGGCAAATTTGCTGTAATGCGTCATGCAAGAAGCACTCATAGCATTCGATTTACTTGTGTTCACGATACCTATGATTTGGCTGAAAAAGAAGCCAAGAGACTTTTTTCTGAATCTCAAACAGAAAGATATTTGATAGTTTTTGTAGCTGGTGGGGTGGAGTAATGCACTACTACAAGCGAAATATTGGCGACTACGCAAAGAAAGCAGGTCGGCTAACCATGCTTCAGCACGGAGCGTACACGCTTCTTATTGATTCGTGCTATGACCGTGAAACATTTCCCACTTTAGAACAAGCACTGGAATGGACTTGGGCATCTACTGAAGCAGAAGTAGAGGCGGTAAAATTTGTTTTGTCTAGGTTTTTCAAGCTGGATAAGGATGGCTGTTATGTGCAGGACAGAGTTCTTGAAGAACTACTGAACTATCACAAGAACGCAGAGACAAACAAACGAATCGCTGATGAAAGAGAGGCGAAGCGTAAAGAAAGTCGCACGAAGCGTGAACCAAGCGTAGACGAACCTCCACCTAACCATAAACCACTAACCATTAACCAAGAACCAATTAAAGAGCGCACAAGAGGCTCACGCCTCTCTGCTGATTGGGTTTTGCCAAAAGAATGGGCAGACTGGGCTAAACAGGAAAGACCCGACTTAGACTTGCGGAGCGTGAGTGAGCAGTTTAGGGATTACTGGAGCGCAAAAGCGGGTTCAGGCTCTACAAAGCTGGATTGGCAAGCAACATGGCGTAATTGGGTGAGAAACCAAAAGATGCTGTTTAAACATACCGACCTAGTTAGAACGACAGTACCATCAAGCTCACAGCGTGACCCTGCGCTTGCAAAACTTGATGAAGATGCAAAACTTGCCAAGCCAAACCCTGAAATATTGAAAATGATTAGACAAGGTTTTACGGGTAAAGTGGCATGAACCGCACACAAGCCAATAAACTCTTAGATGAATTGAAGGATGGAAAACCGCACTCGCACAGCCTTGTCATGCAATCCCTCTTTGTATGCGGAGACCTTGAACCATTTGGTTTGGATGGCGAAGCAACCAGCATCCAAGAGTCACGCATGGCACAGGGCGAAAGAGTTAGACAGCGACATATCTGGTTTGTGGGTGGGGATTAAAGACGATTTAGTCAAAAACATGAAGGAAATCAATGATTTACATAGGGATTGACGCTGGCTCAGTAAGTGGCGCACTTGGGGCAATAGATCATGATGGGAATTATGTTGAATCATTTATGATCGACCACAAGGACAAGCACATTCTCGCCTTGGTGTTTAAAAGTCGCATTCTGTCCATTGTTGACCCTAAAGAGGGCGCACAGATTTGCATGGAACAGGTACACGCTATGCCAAAGCAGGGCATTTCCTCAACTTGGAATTTTGCAAGGGCTGTTGGGGTTATAAGTGCCGTTTGCGAATTAACTAATTACCCTTTCCACTTGGTAAGCCCTCAGAAGTGGAAAAAGCACTTTAACCTTACCGCTGACAAAAACGAGGCTTTAGACTTAGCTAGGAAACTATTCCCCAAAGCACCCCTAAAGCTAAAAAAGGACATTAACAGGGCTGAGGCTTTGCTAATCGCTGAATACTGGAGACAAGCCAATGTCTGACAATGACGAAAAAAAGGGCATCGTTATCAAGTTTGACCCCATTGAATACGAAGCTATTAGGGCAATTGGTGAGGGTAATCTAAGCGAAGGGTTCAGGGTTTGCCTACGTTGGGCGGTGCATTTCCATGCTATCGGTTTAAGGTCAGACGACAATCTAGAATATATTGGTCTTTGCACAGTGGCAGATTAGTGTCTAAAAAGGCTTTAAAAGTGCCTAGAAGCGGCTTTTAATGACATGGGAATAGCAGGGTAGCAATAGGAAAGAAAAAAGCCCCGAAGGGCTTAAAATTGAAAAGTGCTCACTAACTTATTTTCTGAGTATTATTTTCAAAAGTAGGGCAATGGTGGCATATATCAAAGAGTTACCTCTATTTCATCAACTTGATTAATAAATTCCTCAGCATGAACTACATCGTAATTTTCGCTCCCAGTAAATTGTTCTTCTGCTATTTCCTCGGCTTGGGCTTCATTTTCGGCACAGACTTCTAAATAATAGACTTGGTGCTCAATTCGAACGTATGCAACTCTAAAAGTTTTCATGTCATCTCCAATATCAGAAGGGCATCGGCTTTGCATTGGTCAACCTCGGCACTGTTTAAACGCTGTGCTAGTTCTTCTGATAACTGGATGGCTTGTTGGGCTTTTATGTCATCGGGCGCAGTAATGGCGAGGATTAGGGCTTGTGTAAGTGCTTGGCTGTTGGTCATGCTGTGACCTCTTGATTCAAAATCTGCTCAATTTTTCGCATCTGGTCGGGATTGATATTCAGCCAGTTGGTTTGCCCATGCTTAGTGTGAATCTTCATTTTTATTTGACCATTTCGGTCATCTGCTGAATTCCTATCATTTAAGGGCATAGGAATAGCTTTAAATAATTGTGCGTCAATGTAGTTCATGCTTGCACCTCGACATTTTCTTCAACATATAAGCCACCTGTGACTTCATGCGCCACCCATTCAGCACCAAGCCAAACCATTGAATTCATGAATGACGGGTAATTGTCTAAATCGTTGACAATATAAGAAGGGAATTCTCCCGTTTGGTCTTTGTACTCTGCGATTATTTCATGCAATTCATGGGAGAATCTTTTATAAATTGCTTCTGTTTCGGTGTAGTAAATCATACCGCTCACCCCACCAGTGCATCCATGGTTTGCCATATCAGCCATTTCATTGTGGCTGTAATTGTCTTTTATCCATTGTTTAAAGTTGTTCATATCAAAGCCTTTCAACGCAGGTTAGCCCCTGCAAGCCTTACACGAAAAGCGCAAGCCCAAGGGTACAGAATACCCAAGGGTTTGAACTCTTAGCCCTGCCAAGCCAGCAATACGCCGATATAGGCAAAGACAGCTAGACAGACGATGGCATACAGAATTTCTTTTTTATCCATGATTTAAGCCTTTCAAAAGTAAGCCCCGAAGGGCTTGGGTTAGTTATTCAAAGTCAATGTCCACCTCAACGCCATTCTTCCGCATGAGTTCGATGGCTTCACTGGGAAGCGAAAAGACTCCATCATAATCCGACAATGATCGCTTGCCATCTCTGTCGATCTCAAACCATAAGCCGATATTTTCAGTGCGGTCTAGGCTTGGAATATCCCACTCAATGAAGCCAGTAGCATCAGAATTAAAGTGCAATTCCATTGTCCACCCATGCTTGCCTTGGCTGATTGACCCATGAGAATATTCTAGGTTTATCGGTGTAGTGTGTGTGATTGTTTCGATAAGTGTTGACATTTTGAAGCCTTTCAATTTTGATAAGAAGCCCCGAAGGGCTGAGAGTGTTTAAACAGTCTGTTCTTCCGCTTTGCGTTCCATCTTGAATAATTCCCACTGTAACTGCTCAACAGTGTAGATTTTGTTTAAGCGCTTGCCTGAACCCCAAGCATGGGTAACAGTGTATTTTCCGTCTTTGCGCTTGCCCGTGATAGTCAGTGTGTGACCTGACAAACGCCCGTCTTTTTCCTCGGTGAATTCGCCGTAGGTCTGTTTGAAAATGATAATGTTGTTCATTGTGAAGCCTTTCAAAGTTTATAAAATTGGTGACAATGCACCCCATGCCAGTCTGTCACACTGGCATAAGTTGACCTGTCAGTCTGTGGACATCTGCCCATG